TGTTTTATCATAACCTGCTTTCATGACGGCATTAACACATGCTTCCATTTTAGCATCGTTCTTGGCATTGTCGCCACCTTTTTCTTTTGGCACTCCGTATGGCATTATTTCTTCTCCTTTTCTTCTTCTTTCTTTTTGGCTTCTTCATTAAAGAACTTCTTAATTCCTTCAACTTTATCAATTACCGCTTGTAAATAAAAACAAGCTACATTTGAGGCTAAGAACTTAAACCCAACTTGTTCAACACTTGAGTTATCGTTAATTACTCCCTCTAATGATTGAAGGTGAGATATTAAACTTTCAATATACTCTTTCATTACCTGCCAACCTGCAGTATCAGCGATTCTGGCAATTGATTCCTCATCTTGCTGAGGCTCGATATTATCTGGTAAATCCTTGAGTTGGTGGAATGTTGGTAGCACCCCCGATGGCGGGAGGGCCTGCTTGTCCTGGTTGTCCATTTTGGCCTCCTTGTCCAAACATTTGTTGAGCTAATTCTTGAATTTGCGGGTCTTGAATACCTGAGAGGTCTATACCTTGAACACCACCTGCTTCAGTAGTCATATTTGGCGGAGGTTGTTCAAACTTTGTGATAATCTTTTCCCAATCTTCAATTCCTGAAGTTGATACCCATCTTTTAATTAATTCTGCCATATCAATATCTTTACCCTTTTCTCTCATAGCTTGGATGATTTGTGGAGACTTCATAATCAAACCAAGAATCTGTGACAAGTTCTGATTCTGTAAAGCATTATCTTTAAGCATTGAAGTTCCTGATTCAATATAAAACTTATAATCGGTATTATTAATCATGTCAGGAGTGATAGTCATCTTCCCATAAGTCCTGCTTCCATACAAATTAACCGCATCAGGATAGAACTCTTGAATCTTGTTAATATCACCTTCAAACAAGCCTAGTTCAATCGGTTTCTCTTGTTTCTTAGCAATCAAGTCAACGAATCGGTCATAAAGTTCTTCGACAGCTTGCTCCATCATTTTCTTTTCCCAGTTATCTCTTGAAGACTCCCTGGCAGCTGTCATCTTAATTGCTTCAGGTGTTCTTCCGAGTGTCGGGTCAACATTTGAAGAAATAGAAGTATCAGTCGTGCCAGCTTGAGATAGAATCGCCCCTTTAATAAACGGATAAATCTGAATGAAACTCTGTAGTCCTTCTGGTGAAGAGTCATGAGTTCTGATTGAATTAGGCATTGTCTCTAACCATTTGGCAGCTGGTTGATAACGGATAGAAGCAGCCACAATACCATTGGGATTTAAAATCGTTGGTGGAAATAATTTAAACTTCGTGCTATCTAACATTAGATTTAAGAAAGAATTAGCAGTGTATTGCATTGGTTGGCCTCTTTCAATCTCTCCTAAACCAACTGACCTATCCAATAAAGGCAATGTCTCTTTTAAGACTATAGGTAGTTTGTTATTCTTATGAGGATTGTCAATCTCTCTTAGTTTTAAATGAAAGTCTGGTGAATAAGTAATCCACTTATCTTTCTCATATCTGGTTCTTAGTAAGACTTTAGCAAACTTACCTTTTCCACCATAATCATTTTGTCCCCACGTCTTTTCAGCGTAGCTTTGATAATTATAAGATGACCTCTTTTTACCTTCAGCTTCCTTAATCTTGTCAGCCAGTTCAGCGATATTCTTCCAATAAGTCTCATCTCTTTGTTGTAGCCAGTCTAAAGAAACAAAACTATCAATATAGAGATAATCCATATCTTTGGGTTGATAAACTCCAGGCTGAGGATAGTATTGTCTTATTGGAACTAACCAGGAATCAGGCCCGACATATTCTTTATCTACTCGATAATCAACCAACATTGGCATTGAACCATAAATCATAGAATAGATGCCCCACAAACGAAGTTTAATATCATGAGGAAATTGAGCATTGGCATTAGGTTTGATGTATTTTTCCAAAATAACATTCATTAAGGTTGATTTACCTTTATCGTTAGGGTCGTTTAAGGCTTGAACACTGCCAGTCGGGGGTTGAGCTGAAGTTCTAGCGGCTCTTTCAATGGTAATCGTGGATAGAATAGGGTCATAAGCCCTTGATTTAGTTTCGTTCTCAGTAATCTTATCGGCTGTAATCCCGAAGAATATCTTTTCCCTAGCTTCAAAATCATCTCTGGCTGGTTGAAAAGCTGAATCACACTGTTGCCATTGAAAATCAATCGCTTCTAGGCTCTTGTCTATTGAAGTTTTCTTTTGATTAAATACCTTGTTTTTCTTTGTCATAAAAAAGACACACCTTTTTTGAGTGTGTCCTTTTCTAAACAGTAAGACTGCCAGGGGCGGAACATTAATCCCAATTAAGTCCTTATAACAAATTTAGCGGGGCTTGTCAAGTCCTATCTCATATTTACGGCTGATATTCTCCTGTATTTCCAACTTTCTGATATTACCTTTTTCTAAATCTAAAGAAAAACTTAGGCTTCCGCTTTTATGATTATCACACAACTTCTTAACCTCTGCCAATAAATAGCCAATGGCAAGACTATTCTGTCCTTCAGGGTATCTGACTTGTTTGAAGTTTTGACCCAAGACATTAACCACAGAACCATCATGGACTTGAAGAGTTAAGGAAGTGACTCCAAAACCTATCTTCTTGATGGCTTGCTCTAGCTCATTGAAAAAATCACTGTTTTCCATAGGCAGTTAATAAAATCCGTCTTTATTAAATAGTTTCTCATCTGGGAAGTTAGGCATGATTGATTGTGAATTTGGCGTGTAGGGCATATTAAGATGAATCTGCAAAGCAATGGCTAAAGCCATCACTAAATCATCATGAGCCCCTTTTTCTGCTTGGGCCTTCCAACTTGATGAGGTTTGCATTATCACAAAAGAATAAAGTTCATCAATCGTTTCCTTATCATAAATCCTTATGACTTTTTTATCAATTGCTTCCTTTAATTCTTGAATCATTTTAGGTCGAGTAGCAGTGTTTGTCTCCCATCCATACTTCACCGCATCTGGTGGATTAATACGACCTGCTGAGGGCATCCTGAAGACCTCAAACTTGTTAGACCGATTCATTACCGCTAGTCTTTCCATCTCAAACAAACCACCATTATTTCTTTCATAAGCAACAATGGGTCGCACATTCGTTTGATTAAAGATGCGTTCAAAAATAGGGAAGATAAGATTAGTCATTTCGGTTGCGACTATCCTCTGTTGATAAACTAAAGGCACATCCATCTTAGTTCGACTAAAGAATTGGGCGGCACAATTATCTTCACCACCCATGGCCGTATCAACTCCAATAGCAATCAGTTCATTTGGTTCAAACTTACGATACTGTCTAAACAAAAATCAAATCCTCCTTAATTGGTTCTTTACTGTTGTCTAAATAATACTTTAAAGCCTCGGAATTAAAATACATTTCTCCTGATGTTAAAAATGCTTCAGTATCTGTCTCTGGATATTCTTGAGGAAAGAAGCGTCCTAATTCCCTTTTCTTCTTATCTAAAAATTCCTTATCATAAAAGTCGGAAGCCTTGTAAAATAATGGTTTATAGGGTCGTTCTCCTGTTTTACACTCTTCCCAAAAAGTCTTACCATAATTAAAGCCATTGGCGGTTGTTTCAAAGATAACCCTACCAGTAGGGACAACTGCCTGTAAAGCTGACGCTAATATCTTCTCAAAGTTAGGATAAAAGAAACATTCGGACAAGTGGAGGTTAGTAATTGTCTTAGAACGACCAAAATCTGTATTATCGGCTGTGCCAATAGTATATCGGGAATTAGTGGCCTCGTTGAATAATTCATATTTAGAATTATATTTAAGGGGTAATTTATTCTGAACTTTATCTTCAAATGATTTAATAAAAAACTTTACCCTATCCAATAACTCTTGGGCGTTATCGGTGTTATCTGCGACAATCACATTTCTTTGGTTTTCTTTAACAATGAAATCAGCACCGAACATAGCTAAAACTAAAGAAGAGAATCCTTGCTGTCTGGCTTTTAGAATAATATCATTGTTAGTTGAATCTTCCAATAAATATCTGTTTTGAATCGAATTGAGAATAAAAGGAACAACCTGACTTTCTTTATTCACAATCTTCAGATTATCTTCAATAAATTCTTTATAGAGGATATTTTTTTCTGACATCTTCTAAAACCTTAGTAAAGTTTTGCTGAACCATAAATTTTGGAGTATCTGTTTCAATCCCTAAATCTTTTCTTACCATTTTTCCAGCTTCTATTTGTGTCTTGTAATCGGGAACTATCTCATCTGGTTCTGTGAGACTTGTTTTAATCTTCTGAGCATCTATCCATTCTTGAAGTTTCTCTTTAATCTTCTGTTCACCTAGTCCACTTCCCCTTAACTCTTCTCTCCATTTTTCTATTGCGGTAGCTGTGCCTCTTAACCCGATGAAATTCTGTTTTGGATGCGATGAAGTTTTTGGACTATAACCACCTTCTCTCATTGCCTCCCCTAGTGGCATATCTGGATTGTCTCTCTTAATTTCTAAAGTTCTCTTTTGTAGTATGGTTGGTTTTACTTTATTCATTTGGGTAGGTTATGTCCGATAGTATAAAAAGCCTCCATCCCTAATTGCTTGGCTCTTTTACCACATTTAGGACATCTAGACTTTTCGGCTTTAAAGTCGTATTTACATTTTAGGCAATAGTAATTATTCATCACTCCACTCCCCTACTTCGTGCCTGATAGGGGAGTGCGTTTAATCTGCGTTAATTTCTCTATTATACACTTTAAGTAAGCAACATTCAATTTACAAATTACTCGTCTTCTTATTTGTAAGTCGTTATACCATTTTACGCCATTAACCTTGACGATGGTGGTGACTATCTCCGGATCACCTTTGGTATGATGGGCGAAGTGTTCAGCGTGGGTTAAAGGCACTCCGTTCTTCTCATCATATCTTAAATTGTTTGATTGTGATTTGGGAATAAAGTGGTGTATTATCTCGGTTGGCTCACCACTAACTATTGATTTTGGTTTTTCTTGGATAAGTTTAAGCTGATATAACTTATCAGCCTTTTCAATAAGTTTTCTTAAGTTTGATTTTTTAGTTTTCATTTTTGTTCCTCTAATTGGGATAACTTATCTATAACTGCTTGGACGACATTAGTCGTAACCGCATTACCTAAACATTTATATCTTTGAGTATCTGATATTCCATCTGTCCAACCATCAGGGAAACCTTGTAAGCGTTCACATTCGGTTGGAGTTAATCTTCTAATCTTCATCCCATCATAAACTCCATGTATATCCTGACCTGTTAAAGTAAATGCTGGTTCTCCATCTGTTTTGAATCTTCTACCATTTTGTCGTTTAGTTCCCCTATTTGGTGTTAGAACTGGGATAGCCAATAAATCCATGTCACTATGATTACCGCCACTATGTCCTCCACCAGTTAAGGTTGATGCATAATCTCTATTTTTTATATTTGCCTTTTTATCTAAAATTTTAGGTTGTCTATTACCGCCTTGCATTGTATTTAAACTAGGACTTATTCCTTCTTCCCCATAGATTCTATTATTTGAATGTTTTGGTTTATTCATTTGT